AGTCCGCAGTCGCAGCACTTCATGAAGTATTGCTCAGGCTTTGGGTTGACCCACTCTGACCAATCGCCCTCGTTCTCGACTTCATGCTTGATGAAGTCCTGCGGCAATCCTCCGGGACGGTATGCGGTGTCGTGCTGCTCCCACGGCTCCTGCACAGGTTTTGTTCCGGGCCAATAGTCAGGATCAGGCACAGGCTCATAGTCCAGCCCCAACTCTCTGGCGTTCTCTGCCATCCTGTCGAGGGCAGCGTTTGCAAGAGCTTGTCGGTATTTGCGGCTGTCGCCTCCCAGAGCGTCAATGTAATTAGCTGCGCCCTCCAGCGCCAAGTCGAGTGCTTCGTCTTTAGTCATTTGTTCATCTCCGCTTTGTATCGTTCCCAAGCCTGTAGCGACTCGTCAATGCTGTCGCCTTTAGACCACTTCATCTGGACAAACTGTTCAATCAGCTTATTCACCCCAAGCAGTCGTTCATGGGCTTCTGCCTCTTTCTTGTCTTGAAAGAATCTGCCATCATCTGTCAAGTATCCGCTTACGTTTCTCATGTGTTCGCCTGCGGCCGCGCTGCCTGCTCGGCCAACAGCTCTGCCGCAATCTGTCTCAGGACCAGGAAAGGCTCGGCGCCTTGCTCCCATGCGCCGCGCTCGTCCATCATCTCGTCGAGTCTTTTCTCTGCCGGCGTGCGCGCATCCTTGCCGATCAGTGACAGCGTGTCTTCTTCGCTTGCGTAGGGGTCGGGTTTCTTGCTCATGTGGTTTTCTCCAGTTCTAGGTTAATGACGTTTTCAAGTCTGTTGATGTTGCGCATGTATTCGATGGCGGACTTGCTTTCGTTTTGACCAGACCCGACCATTGCGGCGGCCTGGATGAATCGCAGGTCGACCAGCAGTTCCTTGATCTGCACGAGGTCGCTGGCGGTCATGCCACCAACTCCACGCGGCCGTCGCGGTAGTGCTTGCGGTTGCCCACGCGGCTGGGGATCTCGAGGGCTTTGTCTGAACCAGCGCGAACAGTCGTCCACCCTGGTGTGTAGATCTCGCGCGGCGACGGGTCGGTGTGCTCGCGCTTGCCGGCGGTCGTCTGCTCGACCTCAGTCGTCAGTTGCTCTTTGGCTTTGGCTTGGATGGTGTGGACTCTCATGGTGCTGCTTTCAAAAGGGTGCGTTGGGTAGTTGGTTGCGTTGCTGTTGTTGGTAGGCGCGCTCTTGCGCTGGTGTCCAAGGCACAGGGCCGCCGGGTGGTGGGAAGGGCCAGGTGTTCATGACGACCACCACGCAACCAGCAACACGGCCAGGCCCAGGCCGATCGCAAACGCCAGCAGGAAACTTGCGCCGGCCTCGATGCGGCGCTCAATGCGGCGCGTGAAAATGCGGCGCTTGAATTCGCTGCTGTATGGATGTTGGTGGTGGTTGTGGTGCTTCATGTTGGTCTTTCGGTTGGTTGATAAATGCCAGTGGCATGAGGATTATGTCACAGTGTTGCGACATCCTCAACACTAGGGCTTACCCCTAGAAATTTGTGGCTCTTGATTTCGGGGTACTTGGTAGCGAACGACACGACGATCGAGCGCGGCACGTCGAGCTTGTGCGCCTCGTTCAGTGCCTGGTCGACGGTGGCCGGGGTCACCTCGGCGCAGTGCTGCGCCATCAGGCGCGAGCTCCACCAGGCCACGGCCTTGGTGCGGGCGAAGCCTTGGTGCTCCAGGCAGATGTACTCGCTCACGCGCTTGAGGCCGCAGTAGTAATCAACGCGCATGGTGGGCATACCGCTGCGCCCGGTGTGCTTGGCGTAGGCCACGCGCTGGACCTTGAGCTCCACCGGTGGCACCTCGGTCGAGAGAATCGCGCCGGTGTGGTGCAGCGTCTCGCTCTCGCGCTCGGCGATCTCGAAGACGTGGCCGCACTCGCAGGTCTTGGTCATGATCGACACCAGCAGATTGCACTGCGGGCAGGCCTTGACCGGCGCCTCTTTGCTCGCACCCTTCTTGCCCTTGCGCGGTGGCTCGACCTTGTCGATGAATCCGTGGCGGCGCACATTGCCGCCAAAGTCGAGCACCAGGCAGTTGCTCTTGCTCTCGTGCAGGCGCAGGCCGCGGCCGACCATCTGGACGTACAGGCCGGGCGACAGGGTAGGGCGCAGCATCACCACCGCGTCGGTGGCCGGGTGATCGAAGCCGGTGGTCAGGATCGAGCAGTTGACCAGCGCCCGGATCTTGCCGTCCTTGAACGCTTGGATCTTGGTGTCGCGCTCGGCGCCCGGCATGTCACCGCTGACGTACTCGGAGCTCACGCCACGACGGCCCAGCGCGGCGGTGATCTGGGCGGCGTGCTCGACCGTCACGCAGAAGATCAGCCAGGCATTGCGGTCCAGGCAGCGCTGCACGATCAGGTCGGCGTGGTGCTCGACCAGCTCGATGGCCGACATGCGCTCGCCGAGCTGGCCCGCGTTGAATTCACCGCCGGTCACCTTGATGCCGGTCATGTCCACGTCGTCGCCGTGGCGAGCGGTGAGCGGGCACAGATACCCGGCTTGGATCAGGTCGGCCACGTTGGCCTCGTAGCTGATGCCGTCGAACAGCGCGCCCTCGCCCTCGTGGAGCATGCCGCTGTCCAGGCGATACGGCGTGGCGGTGAGGCCGATCAGTTTGGTGTCGGGGTTGGCCGCGATGCAGGCCTCGAGCAGTTTGCGGTACATGCCGCTGCTCTTGTGCGGGATCAGGTGCGCCTCGTCGACGATGATCAGATCAAAGCGGCCGTGGAAGGCGGGCTTGTTGTAGACCGACTGGATGCTGGCCACGGTCACCGGCTTGAGCTGGCGCTTGGCCAGGCCCGCGGAGTAGATGCCCACGGGGGCGTGTGGCCACATGCGCTTGATCGCCTTGGCGTCTTGGTCGACCAGCTCCTTGACGTGGGTCACGACCAGGATGTGGGTGTCGGGAAACTCGGTGCAGGCGCGGCGAATGAAGTCGGCCAGGATGACCGACTTGCCCGAGCCGGTTGGCGTCACCACCAGGGGTGCGTCCTTGCCGGCTGCGAACCAGTCATAAATGGATTGGATGGCGTCAGCCTGGTACTGCCTGAGTTTCATGGTAGGTCAATCGTGTGGTGAAGTAGATCGGTTGTGTGTGTTTGCCGTAGGCCAGGCGGATCTTGTGGTGTGCCGACCAGGCGCCGCGCTCGGTGCTGTACTTGCGGGCCAGGCGCATCTCGTCGGTGCAGCGCACGCCGGACTCGGGGAAGCTGTACGCGTAGAACAGGCCGCGCTCGTCACGCAGGACCCAGAAGCCCGGCGGCACGCTGATGATGTTGAGTGGCTTCATCGTTCATTGAGCAGCTCGTCACTGCCGTTGATCTCGGACACCAGCTCGCCGGCGATCACGAAGTAACCCGCGCCGTCGATCGCGTTGTCCATGTGCATGGGCTGCACCTGGAAGCGGGCGATCTTGAACAGCGACATCATGACGGCCACATCGGACGCGTCGATCAGCACGTCCACGCCTGCCTCTTGACTAAGGTAGGTGGACCAGTAGTCGGCGATCAGCGCAAAGGTGTTCTCGGGTTTGCCGTGGGTGTCGACGCGGTCGCGGCAGATGGTGTGCTCGAGCTGCTTTAGGATTTCTTGTCGTTTCATGGGTCACCTCAGAATGGAGGGGCTTTGTCATCGGTCAGCTCGCTGCTCAACACGCGGCTGTCCGGGAACTCTTTTTTAATGTCGGCCGTGAGCTTGTCGCCCACGATCTGCGGCACGGTCACCACCAGCTCGGCGCTGGTGTAGCAGGCCTCGATGTCGTTGGTCATGTTCTCCTCGGACCGGTCGCAGTCCTCGGTGACGTTGGCGAACACCAGGCCGTCGCGGTGCTTGTACTTGATCCAGCCATTGCCGGCGTCTTGCACCTCGGCGTAGTTGATCAGCGGCGGTATATACAAATGCTGGCGGCAACCCACGCGCTGCTCCTCGATGGTGATCAGGCGCTCATGGTGCTGGCAACCCCACTGGCCATCGTCCACCGGGGTGGCGTGCACGCAGGTGCGGCAGTTTTTCTGGGGCACCTTGTCGCCGTGGCAGACCGCATGCTGGTCGCACATCTTGCAGGCCCACCAGGCCGGGTCGTTGTGCACGCGCAGGGGTGGCACCTCGGCGTCGATGATGCGCTCGGCCTTCTTGATCATGAGCTCGAAGTGGTCGCGCTCGAAGTGCACCCATTCGCTGTGCAGCTCGTCGGTGTTCTTGTTCACCGCCAGGTACAGGGCGCGCTCGAGCTCGGCCAGGCCCATGTAGATTTGCATCTGCGAGAAGTGCTCAGGCTTGGCGCTGGCCACGCCGAGCTTGGCCAGGTCCTTGAAGCTGTCGGCGTTGTGGGTTTTGAATTCCACGATGGCCCAGCTCTTGGGTGCCTCGGGAAAGCCACGGCCGATGCCGTCGCACGATCCACCGAAGTGGTCGCGCACGGCGCGGAAGTTGAACTGGCCACCGGTTTCGGGATCGCGGTCCAGGATCTCGACGCCGATGCCGCGCAGCTCCTCGATAAATGCAGGCTCCTCGCGTTGGCCGCGCTTGAACAGGCGCAGGATGCGGCCGGGGAATTTCTTGGACGTGGCCCAGCGGAAGCTGTACCAGAGCTCGCGCTCGCAGGGTCGACCGATCAGGCTGGCGCCCAGGTGCGGGCGGCCGTCGGTGTCCTGGTTCTTTTCGTACCAGCGGATGATCGCGGTCGAGGTGGTGTGTTCGTGGATGGGTTCGGGTAATTTCATTTTGGTGGTCGTCCTTGTTTACATCTTTTGATCCATCGATAGCGCGATGGACCACCACTTGCGGCTTTCCATCCTGTTGTCGGTGAGCTTGCGCTGATAGGCGAGAAGCCTGCGCAGTCCCTTGCTGATGATTTGTCTGGCGCGCTCACGGGTAACGTCCATGGACTTGCCAACCTCATCCAGCGTGTAGTCCTCCAAAACGTGCATGGCAATCGCTTGCTCCTCTTGATCGGTCAGTGGCGTTATGGCCACCAGTCTCCGGACGAAGTCAACTTTGTCATCGAGATCCTGGTCGGTCTGCTCAAGCACGGCCAGCGTTCCCGTGGTAGGTAAATCAGGCAGCTCGTCGTTGCGGCTGCGCCAGATAACCTTGACCTCATTGGGCAGATCTCGGGTGTTGAGTCGTCCGTAATAAGGGGATGCTTTGCCTGTTTTCATGTTTTGGTAGGTAGGTATAGGTGGGGCCTACTCGCTGCGTCTGTGCGCTAGAGGTCGCTGCGCTTTCGGATCAATACCCGTGGCGCACAGCATCCGCTTTCGGCCCCGAAAATCACGCGGCTTTCTTCTTCCAGACCGGCGTGCCGCCGGCGGCTGGAGCTGCGGCAGCGGGGCCTGCTGCGCGCTGGGTCGGTGCTGGCGCAGAAGCCTGGCCACCGGCAGCGCTGTAACCCTTGACGCGGTTCTGCGCGCTGTACTCACCCTTGGCTGGGTCGATGTCCAGGTCGATCGTCACCGGGATGTTGTGGAGCTGGTCGCTGTCCTCGAGCTCGATCACGCCGACCGCGTGGCACAAAGCCGACAGGGCGCGCTGGGCGATGTCCTCGGCGGTCTTGTTGCTGTTGCGGATGTTCAGGCGCTCGAAGATCTTGCGGCTCTTGAACTGGCCATCGAGCACCTCGAAGGTGATCTGGAGGTATTCACCGTTGCCGGTCTTGGTGGCCTTGAGCTCGGAGGCGATCGCCATGCACAGGTACTTGCCCTTGGGCAGCACGTCCATGGGGGTGGAGGGTTCGACAGTGGATGCGTTGAAGTTAATGCGGGCCATGATGGTTTCCTTTAGGTTGGTGGCTCGGTTGGTGATTACTGCGCGATGGCAGTGGCGAAGGCGTCCCACGACAGCGGCATGCTGTCGGGTAGGCCGTAACGGTTCTTGGCCAGGTAGGCCGGTTTCTCGGTCGTATACATCAGGCGCTCGCCGGTGGTGATGCCGCGGCGCACCTCTTTGTTGAACCCGACCTCTGTCTCTTTGGTGAGCACGCGGTAGTTGCAGAAGAACACGGCGTCGCACCACTCCTGGATCAGCGCAGAGCTGCGGTCCTGGAGCTTGGGGCGGTAGCGGTCATACGGCTCAGTCTCGGGTGAGTCGAAGCGCTTGATCTCGGTGTGCGCGATCAGCACCACGGCCATGCCCTTGTCGTCGCGCAGGGCGGCCAGGCCCTCGAGGATGCTGCGCCAGTAGTCGGCCGCGATCACTGCGCCCTTGCCGTAGGCCAGCGCCTTGTCGTCGTGCTTGGTGTGGATGTCGGCCCAGATCAGGTTGTCCAGCCAGTCGAGCGAGTCGATCACCACGGTGCCGAAGTTGTGATCCTCGTTATACAGTGTGCCAATCGCATCAATGACGTCGTTGAAAGAGGCGGCCACGGGGAAGTGGTCGACCTCCAGGCGGCCCAGGCCGTCCTCGGTCAGGATGAAAATTGGCGACGGTGCACCGGCACCGAAGGTGGTTTTGCCCAGGCCGTGCGGGCCGTAGATCATGACGCGTGGGGCTTTGATGCCGGTGCTGCGTTTAATGGAGTCGAGGTTAAATGCCATGGTAGGTCTTTCGGTTGGTGGATGAAATGATGGATCAGAGCTTGATCTCGACGGATGTCTTGACGGGCTTGATCGTGATGGCCGGCGCGAGCATGGCCCAGACCTCGGGCTCGTTGTTGCGCAGGTACTTGGCTCCAGTCTCGTCGAGCTTGGGCTCGACCTTGATGGGGCGCATGTTGGGTGGCAGTGCGCTGGCCAGTTGCATGAGCATTTCCATGTCGGCCTTGTAGGACATCTTGCCGGTGACGGTGACCTTGAAGCCGTTGGTCAGCTCGTGGGTGGTGGCACCCTCGGGCTTGGCACCCAAGAGCTCGACGATCTGCTCCTCGAGCTTGACGCGGTCTTTGTTTGCCACGGCCTCGGCGGCCTTGGCTGCGGCGAGTTTGGTGACCAGCTGCTCGGTGGTCAG